CTCTAGGAGGGTCTAGCGAAACGCTCTAGCCGTCCCGCCATGCGGGTTCTCGCCTTCGCGCTGTAGTGGGTTACCCCAGGATGGGCCACGATCTACCCCATGTCCTCTGCGGCGCTCGTAGCAAGCTCCTGGACTGATACCTGCGGGCGCTTGATCTTCGGAAGCTCTGGCACGGCCAATCGGACGCGGACAGCATGGAGCAGGTCGGACTCCAACTGTGAGAGTCCGGGCTTCGGGGCGATGTCACGCGCCACGTCGAACAGGCTTTGTACCTCGACCAGGGCGATTTCGAGTCCCTTGCCTCGAATGCGTGCAGCTTCGGCGTATGCGCCTTTCGTGAAGCTGAACGCAATGATGTAGCCCTTGTGCGATCCGTGGCGTTCGATCGCGGTCTCGAATTTATCCACTACTTCCCGCCCGACGTGCTCCTGCTGCTTGACCTCGATTGGCAGCTTCTCCATGAATGAGAAGCCGTCGATTCCGAATTCAGGCCGCTTCAAGTTGTGCTCACCGTAGACGCGCTTGATAATGAAGTTCTGGAATTCGAGCGGCTTCAACGCGCGGAGATCATCGACGGTGTTGAGGCCGTTTTCGATGCGCACGTTTGCGCCGATGATCTGGAGGCGATCCTGAATGATCCCTACCGCTGTTGGGCTTATGTCGATGCCGATCCACTCGCGCTTCATCTTGTGTGCAACGGCAACCGCCGTCCCGCAGCCGCAGAACGGATCGAGCACGACATCCCCACGGCTGCTGCTGGCCTCGATGATCCGCTGGAGCAATGCCTCAGGCTTCTGTGTCGGGTAGCCGAGCCGCTCACGCGCTGAGGCATTGATGATCGGGATCTCCCATACGTCTCCGAGGCGGCGACCCTCTGAGAGGTAGACCTTGTAGGGGTCCTGGCCCTTCCGTTTTTGCCAGCGGAACCATCGTCCCGACTCGTCCTGCTTGTAGTGGGAGTCGGCTTTGCCGGAGCGCTCGCCGTAGTCCTCGCGAATGTCGTTGAAGGTTCCCTTTTTGCCCTTGCCGTAGAACAGGATTGTGTCATGTAGCCGCTGGAATCTTCCGCTCGCTGCGGTGTACCGCTTGTAGCTCCAGATGAGCTCGTTGCGGAACCGGTCCGGGCGGAATACACGATCGAGAGCCAGTCGGAGATGGTGGTTGGCGTGGAAGTCGCAGTGGAGGTAGATCGAGCCGGTTGGTTTCAGTACGCGGTGCATCTGTTCGAGGCGTGGTTCCATCCACCCGATGTAGTGGTCGATTCCACCTTTCCAACGGTCCTCGAACGACCGGATCTCTGACTCGTCTCCCCAGATGACTTCATAGTGGCGATTCGAGAAGAACGGCGGGTCAAGGTAGATCAAGTCCACTGATTCGTCCGGGAATTCCGCAGCGTTCGAGAGCCTGCCGAGGTTGTCGTCGCGGTAGATAACTCCAGTTGGGATCGTCATAGACGTCCCTCATTCGAGGTCCGATCCTGGACTCCTCTGCCGTCCGATCGCACCCCTAAAATTGGGTGCAGATAGTCGATAAAAAGAGGCCCCCGCGAAGCTCTAACTTCCGAGGGCCATGACCAAACGAGAGGAACCCTCGCTTGGCAAGTCGGACCGTAGCACCGCAGTCGGTAGTAGGCCACCTTCGAGGGCTTCTCGACTCGCCGGAGATTGCCGCTCTTTGCGACGAACTCGACGCGCTCCGCTGGACGGGCCGCAAGGGTTACGGCAGTCGGGCGCTCGTCGGCGCGTGCCTCGTCAAGAGCCTGTACGCGATCCCAACGTGGAGCCGCACCGCCGCGCTGATCGGCGAGCACGTCGCGTTGCAGGACGCGCTCGGCGGCGCTCCGTCCGTGTACGCCTGCTACCGCTTCGCTGCGAAGCTGCGCGAGCACAAGCCGATCCTCGACGCGACGCTCGCGCGACTCGTCGAGCGTCTGAGCGCGGAGGTTCCCGAGTACGGGCAGGACATCGCGATCGACGCTTCCGACCTCCCCGCCTACGCGAACGGGCAGCGGTACCTGAGCAAGAACGGCCCGGAGCGCGAGACGTACTCCGACCCGGACGCGAGCTGGGGTCACCGCTCGGCCGTCTCGACGCGGAAGGGCGGCGGCTTCTACGGATGGAAGTTGCACCTTGCCGTCTGCTCTCAGACCGAGCTTCCCATCGCGTGGCGCGTGGAGACGGCGCGAACGCATGAGTCGAGCCTCGCCGATGACCTCTTGCAGCGTGTCCGCGCCGTGAAGATCCAGCCGCACACTGCCACGCTCGACAAGGGCTATGACGTTGCTCAGGTGTACGAGGCGTGTGAGCGCGCCGGGGTCGCGCCGATCATCCCGCTTCGCAAGACTCCCGCCGTCAAGCGCGGCGACCACAAGCCGCCAACGTGCGAGCACGGAACCTGGACGTTCGCCGGAGCCGACGCGAAGCGCAGCGCGACGAAGTGGCGCTGCCCTACCGCCGCGTGCAAGCCCGCCTCCGTCTGGATCAAGGCGTGCCGTCTGCATCCGCTGATTCCGCGCGAAACGAAGCGGTTCGGCGACCTGTACCGGGGACGCGGAGCCGTCGAACGGACGTTCGGAAGGCTCAAGAATGAGGCGGGACTCGCCCCGATCCGCGTCCGTGGGATTGAGAAGGTCCAGCTTCACGCCGACCTCTGCATCCTCGCCACGCTCGCCTCCGCACTCGCGCGAGCGCGAGCCGTTCCGCTCGCCGCGTAAGCGGCCCACTACACTCAGACGGATGCTGGAACGGGCGACGACCCGTGCCCTACCACTGATCGGACGCGTGAACCAAACCGCTCCGGTCGCGACCGGATGCTGCAACGCCTGCCGAACCTGCGTTACAAGCAGCATCGTCGGCCTTGTCGGAGTAGCCCTGACCGGCGCGGTGTCACCCATCGCGCGTTTCGCTAGCCGTTTCACAAGACCCTCCTAGGCGGCGATCGGCGTGAGCGCCATCGTGAGAGAGCCGGACGGGATCGTGAACGTGTCACCAATCGCAACGGTCTTCGACGCCGTCAACGAGGACGAGCCGAGGAACGTGCCGCTCGAGACGGCCGTCCAGAACGAGACGTGCGAGTACGTCTCCGCGGTGCTGACGGTCAACCAGACCACGTCGGCGTTGGTCGCATTCGCGCCGCCCGAGGACGAGGCGAAGGTCGCCTGCTGGCGAGTCGTGTTGCCGGCCGCGTTCGATATGCCCGCGGCGCCGGGATCGCCCGTGTGGAGCTTGACGAACACGGTTGCGTTGCCGGGGTAGTCGGTTCCTTTCGCGAGCGCGTCGAGGATGCTGTTGGCCTGACCGGACGCGATCCCGACGGCCATCCTCGCGACGATCAGCGTTAGGAACGCGCGCAGTAGTCCGATCATCTCTTCCCTCCTACTTCTTTGTGTTCAGGCAAAGGTTCCGAGCGTTGCGTGGACGATGGCGTCGCCGATCTTCGCCTTGGCTTTGAGGTCGCTGCCGTCTATATAGAGGATGAAGCAGCCGTTGAAAGCGAGGTCGGAGTCTGCTGGTTCGGATGATGCGGCGAGGCGTAGAAAACCCTTGCCGCTGGCCTGCAGTACGGCAACTTGACCGTTCTGCGGGTCGAGATCGAGGTTTTTGTTGCCGGGGGTGTAGCTGAAGGACACGTCCCCGTCTTGATCGCTAAACTCGACTTGGCCGCTGTCCTGAAACAGGAAGCCGGTGTTGTTGTCAGGGTTCGGGTCGACTTCGAAGCCTGAACTGCCAGGGTGACCTAGCGAGAGCAAGCTGTGTCCGCCTCCCGCTCCGTCGTCTATCTCACACGAAAAAATGTTGTCCGCCTGCGCAAACGCCGCGTGGATCAGCGCAGTTTGGGAGTTTGGATCGGTCCCGGTGACAATGAACGGATTGGGGAGCGAACCGCCGCCCCCTGCTCGTTTCGCCGCGACCGCAGCGATCGCCCTCTCCGAATAGGCCATCGTCAGCAGGTACACCTCAGCTGCGTCGGCCGGCAAAGCATCGAGGATCGCGCCGACCTCCGCAACCGAAGATGCTTCATAGCCGGTCAACTGTTCAGTCATCTCTTCGCCTTCACCTTCGGCTTCTGCTCTACCTTCTGTGGAGCGCCGAGACCGGAGAGATTCTCGGTCGTAGTTGCCTTCGGCTTCTCACCCGTCGGGTTGTAGAACCCGGCTTCTCGGCGCTCCCTGTACGGCGTCATTCGCTAGTTGTCCGGGGTCGGCATCGACGCGAACCCGCTCAGGCTGGGGCCGGGGCCGCCGAGGATCCTGCCGACCTGCTCCTCCGAGCTTCCGCTCACGTTCGGCTGCATGACGTACTCGTCCGGTCCGGCCGAAGCGACGTCACCGGGTGCGGGTGCCGGGGTCGTGTCGAGGTTGCCGCCGTCGACGGGCATCGTCTGCCCTGACGGGTTGGACGGCTCGTTACCGGCCGGCATCCCGCCGACGTTCTCCTGTGCGCCGGACTCCATTCCTGAAATGTCCATTCGTCTCCTTCCATAGCGGGAGGATCCGACCCATGCGCGCCGGACCCTCCCTTTCGCGTCAGCGCCCCGAGTTACGAGGCGGTTGTGATGAGTGCGAACGCGCCGTCGTCGACTACGTCGGCCTCGAATGCGCCGATGATGCCGACCTCGACACCGCCGATCGCAGGCTCGACGACCCGGAGCTCCACCGGAGCACCGGCCGTCTCCGCGACGAGCAGACCGGCCGAGTCACCGACGACGATCGTGCCGGAGTCGAGTCCACGCGAGATCACGATGTTCAGCGGCCCGATGTTCTGGCCGTTGACCGACATGAACTGCGTGAACGCGTTCGACGTGAGGCCCAGGAAGTAGCCGAACCTGTCCGGGGCGAGGTAGATCGTGTCGGCGACGCGGCCGCTGTTCGCGAACACGGCGGCGTAGCCGGCACCGATCCCGGTCATCATCTGGGCGAACGTGTCGGTCGCCCCGACCTGCGTCGAGATGTGATGCGAGTAGGCGGAGTCGGTGAGCGCCTTGGCGGCGTCCTGCTCCGTCTTCAGCGCGTAGTCGGCTGCGGCCAGGTCGAACCAGAGGGACAACGCGTCCGGCGTCGTCCAGTTGATCGCCTGCCACGACAGGTCGCCGCCACCGAGATACGTGGAGGCGGTCTGCGTGACGAGGTCGACGACCATCCCCTGGTTGCCTGCCTCCGTCTTCTGGCTGGCCTGCACCGACACGATCGGCCGGGTCGTGACCTTCGGGTAGGTGAGCGTGCCCCGCATGAGCGAGGTCCGCATGGCCGAGTTGACCAGGTTCCGGTTCTTGTTGATGATCTGGAAGATCTGGTCGAGGTACTGCGGCGTCTGCAAGCCGGCGACGTTGCTCGAGAGCGTGTTCGCCGGAGTCCGCTGGAGGAGGGCGTCCCTCTCGCGGGCCTTGAGAACGACGTCGTTGCCGCCTGCGAGCTGGGCGATCTTGCTGCACTCGGTCGTGCCACGCATGAGGATCTGGTCACGCGCGTAGGTGGCGAAGTCGCGGTAGATGATGCCGTCACCGTCAAGCTCGACTCCATCCTCGACACCGGCCATCGCCTGCCGGGCCTTCTTGGCGGTCGCGATCGCAGCGTTCGTGGCCGAGATGTCCTCGGTCAGCTGCGTCGTCTCCACGTCGATCTCGGTGACACGCTCGCGATACTTGAGAATGTGCTCCTGCTCGACTTCCGTGAGCGTCTTGTCTTCGCCTTCGCGGGAGTTGATCGCTGCGTTCAGCGCCTCCCACTTCTGGGTCGTGACCTCGCGCTCGTCGAGCAGCATCGACAGGCGGTTCTCCGCCTGGGTGGTCGATGCGGCCATTGCTACACCTCCGAACTGGTTGACATTGACGTTGCGCGGCGGGTGTCGATGTCAGGGGTGCCGGTCAATGCCGGGGTGCCTGTTAGCTCGAGGTGCGCCTGTTGTGAGCGGTTCAAAAGTAGAGACTTTCGGATGGTTAGGGAGTGGGCGGCGGTGCCAGCTTGTCGAGTTCCGCCTTTACCGCAGCTGCAGCGTCGGAGACGGTCTGCCCCTCCGCGGTCAGGTCGGCTGGCGGGATCGCGTCCACTGCTGCGATCAGAGCATTGATTGCCGTGACAAGATCCGAGAGTTCCGTGTCGAACGTGGCCTGGTCGAGTGCCATCTTGTGAACCTCCTTGATGAGTTGATCGAGCTTCTTGTTCAGCGGTACGAACGGGTCGTCGCCGCTGATGTTCAGGACGACCGTCAAGTGGACGAACTCGTCGAATTGAACGCGCCGAGGATCTTCTCGAGCCGCGACTTGGCCGCGTCGCGTTGCGCCTGTGTCGCGTCGTTCGGGTAGCCCTGCCCGATCCGCGACAACGCCGCCTTGACGCCGTTGACGTTGATCGCCCCAGACCCGGGCTCCTTGAACGGGAGGTGGCAGCGGGCCTTCGTCTTCGGCCCGCCGGCACCGTTGAGGTCGATCGCTGCCGCGGCGCAGTACGCCTCCGGCGTGTCCCAGCGGGACTCCGATCCGTCCCACGGCTGTTCCGTGTACGCGCGCGAAAGCAGGATCGCCATCCCCTCGGGAAGGTCGATGCCGAGCTCCGCACACCGCTCGACGATCGCGAGGTTCGGCGGCGGAGGAAGCATCGACTCGTCCACGATCTGCTCCTCACGGAGCGACAGGATCGTGGCGGTCGAGTAGGCGGGGCCGGTTGCGAGCGCGACGCTGTCGAGATGTGCGACCTGGCGTTGCACAACACCATCGCTCGTGCGAATAGACTTGATCGGCAGAAACTCCGCGGACACGCCGTCGTAGCCACCGTTGAGGACGAGCTCGCGCGCAGTCATCGCGTCCGACGTGTCGAGGAACTTGAACTCCCCCTCGTAACCATCGTCGCTCTGGGTCAACTTGACGCCGGTCCCGACGATGCCCGAGGTGCCGGACTTGCGGCCGCCGTTCTCGTCGAGGCCGGCATGGTCGGAGCGGAGCCGGATCCGGTGCGCATGCGGCTCGTTCCGGGCGAACGCCCCCGGCATGAACTGCTCCTTGTACGGCTTAAAATCGGGCGGGTCCGCGACGTCCGCGACCTCGTTAAAGGGGACGACGCGGACGCTGATCGTGCGCCCATCGCCGGCTTCTGCTTGGACGGTGAAGGTGCGGACGAGGAGCTCGCGCCCAGCGGACGCGGACTGCTCAGTCGTGTACTCCCCGACCTTTTCACCTCTGAGGTGAAGTGTCGTATGCACCTCCGTCATCAATTCCTCCCTAGTCCGACCAGTCGCGGTGCTGGCGGCTGGTTCTGTTGTGCCGGCGAAGCCCCCGCTGTCGGCGGAGGGGCCGGAGCCTGAGGCAACTCCCCGGCGGCCTGCGGGTCGTCCTCGTCGGTAGCGAACGGGCCAGCGGCGACGCCAGCCTCCAAATGGAGCGGCTGGAACGTGTCCTGCGCGTCGAACCAGACCCACTGCCCTGACGGCAACGCCTGCGACGTGAACGCGTCCGCGATCCGCTTCGCGGTCGGACGCAACTCGAACCGCCACCAAAACTCGCCCAGCTGCCCAGGGTTCTGATAGGTCAGGCTCGAGTTGCCGCGGCTACCGCCAACCGTCATGTTCACCAGAACAGCGGGGATACCGAACGCGGTCGCGAGCGCGAGCGCGTTGAACTCCTGGTTCTCGAGCAGCGACAGATCCTTCGGGTTGAACGACAACTGCTCGAAGTCGATCTCCGGCGGCAACACCGGAGGCGCACCCGACCGTTGCGCTGTCCGCTCCTGCCACTGCGCCTGCAGGGCGAGCGCCTGCTTCTCCTCCAACTTCCGCTGCGACTTCAACGCGACCTTAGGGATGCCGCCCTGGTTCACCTCGAGCGCCGCGTTGCCGGCGGCGAGCAACCCCCACGCCATCTGCGCGTACGAGCGAATCGCCGGAGTTCCGTGAGCCTGGAAGGTCGCGTTCGCGCCGGGGTTGCGGTCGATCTGGATCACGTCGCCCGGGTTGAGAGTGTCGCCGCCCAGGATCTTGTACTCGCGCTGACCGTCACGCCACAGCGGCTCACAGATGCGCGCAGGGATCGTCGTCCAGTTGCGCGGAAACCCGTTCGCGTACCGCTGCGTGATGAACGCGAGCCCGTACCCCCAGCCGTACATGTCAGCGACCAAGGCGAAGATCGCGTCCGAGACGCCGTTCGGGTAGAAGAGCGGGTCGGGGTTGCAAACCCACATCGGCTCGGTCGCGTCCGTCACGTTCGGCGCCTCGAAGCGGAGCGGCATCGACGCGATCTGCTGCGCGTTCATCTGGATACACCTGTTCGTGATCCACGTCCGCTCCGCGAGCAGACCGTTGCCGGGGAAGAACATCTGGCCGGCCGGGTTGAGGCCGTTCTCGGTCCAGAAGTTCGGGATGATCGAATCCCAGAGAGACATGTTCGTCCCCTCGAGCGGCCCGACGTCACGCGTCAACAGCGGCTCATCGCGCGTAGCGACGATCGGCTGGCCGACTTCTGGCCGTGGGCCGAGGATCCGTTCGAGCAGGCCCACTAGGAACTACCCACCAACGAAAGACGCCTCCTTGCGGAGGCGTCAATCAGACATGTGCAGACTTCGCCCATCAATAGATCACTACCTCGCTGTTCGCGATGTCCCGGTCCATCGCCGACCACAACGCAACCGACGCCGAAATCACAGCACCCGGATCCGTCTTCGACTTCGCCCTCGACCACGCCCACCTGTCGACGAGCGGCCTAATCCGCGCGCCACGCACCGACGTGTTCAACTCGTCCTGACCGAGATGGACGACGTCGTCCTCCTCCACCGCGGTCGCGAACTGCCCGCAAGCATCCGCATACTCGCCAGTCTTCAACCGCCTCACATCCAGACCCGTCTGCTCCTCGATCCGAGCGGCGATCGCGTTACCAGGCCCGAACCCGTCACAGACGAGCTCGATCACCTCGTGGTCCTCACACAACGCCTGGATCCGCTCCGGCACCCAGCCGGTCCCCGCGCGGCAATGAACCATCTCAACCATCTTCCGGCCCCTCGCATCTAGACCCGCCGCCGTGATCGTGGTGCGCCTCCCGGGTGACACGTCGAAAGCGATGCAGACCGGGTCCTCCAGCACAGCGGTCGCATCCTCAGCGGCCATCCACTTGTCGAGCGAGATCTCCGAGTTGCCGATCAGGTCGGTGTCCGGGTAGTCGCCCACGTTCAAGAGCTCGGTGATGAACTGCCGCCAGCCCAGCAGGCGAATCTCCTTCGCCATGTGCTTCTCCGTCACCCGCCCGCGGACCATCGCCCAGTTCACCTCACGCCAACGCTCCGGGTCGCGTGCCACGTCCTCCGGAACCTCCTCAGGGTTCTCGAAGTCGAGCGAGTACTCGTGGTAGACGAGCGAATCCTCCTCCGCCTCGATGCCGCGCTCACGCACCCGAGTCCAGACGATCGCGTGATCGTCCTTGTCCTGGTCGGGCGCATTGCCGGCGTACGCCAGCTGCGGCCCCCGCTCAGCAGTCGATGCGCGCAGCGTCGGCACCATCGTCCCATGAGCCCACTCCGACAGAATCTGCGCCTCATCCAGAACCAGCAGCGCCACATCGTCGACACCCTTCAGACCCGACTTCGTCCGCGTGCGAAACTCGATCTTCGACCCATCCTGCAGCACGATCGCCTCGTCGCCATGCGAGTAGCGGAACCCGACCATCCGCATCGTCCCCAGCGTCGACCGCTCAACCCGGGCGAGCAGATCCTCGTTGTTGCGGATCGCCAACTCGAGCCGCTGAAAATGGCGAGCCGACGTCTTGAACTCATGCGCCGAATGGATAATCAGCCGCTCATTCAGCACGAAGATGCCGAAGAGCTCGCGTGCCAGCAGCACCTCGCCCTTCCCGTTCTGGCGCGGCGCACTCAAAGCCCACTCGAACGACTGCCACCGACCATTCTCGTCAAGCCCAAGCATCGACCGCAACATGAACTCCTGCTCCGGATCGAGACGCAACTTGTGCGCCCGGCACCACTCGATCGCCTCATCGGCGAGTGACCAGTCGACCGCGTCAGGGATGCGACAGATCCGCGGCATGACCAGCTCGAGGACGCTCACCAGATCGCCTCCTGGCCTGGAGCAACGCCCGATATCAGATGACCGGAAACTCTCTTGCGAGAAGCCTCACTCCGGTTGGCGAATCGCGTCACTCTCTCATACCTACAGCCCCCGACACATTTCATTCACCAAACTCTTGACCTCCTCCGGCCCCGCATCGCGTTCCCGCGGCGAGCCCCCTCAGAGGTGTTGCAGTACGCATGCGCCACACCGCGATAACCCCGGCGATCCGGCGTGTGATCCAAATGCCAAGGTTGCCCAGCAACGATCGGTTCGCCACAAAGGCAGCACGTCTGGAATCCCCCATTGGCGATCGGGGCAAGACGCGCTCGCAAATTCCGGTGACGCTGTCCTCCTCGTTGTACCCACGATTTCGTGCGAGATCTCATCCCCAAAAGATGCAGCCGGAGAAATACGCCTGCGGGGGTCGCAGGTTGGATGCCGACCTAAAAAACGGGGGTGGTGTTGGCTGCCTGGGCATGAGTAAGCCGCCTTGTTGGGCGGCTCGGGTGGTAGCTATCGCGTAGGGCGGGCGGACGGGCGGATGGTGCGCTTCGTGTTTGCGCGTCCGGTTTCTGCCTGCGTTTGGGAGTGTGCCTTATGGGTCGGCGGTCGTCAAGTGTCGCGATAGACGTCGCGGGCGGCTGCGATGAAGACGAGCGCGAGGAATGCCAGCACATTGCTCCGAAGTAGGCGTGGTTGTGGAGGTTGTAGGCGACGCCGATATGGGGATGGTGGCTTCGAGAGCGAGGAAGGTTGCGACTGTGCGCCTCATCGGCAGATGCGGTGCTCGGGTTGGGTGCCTGGGATGGTGCCGCCTACGGCTTTGGCGAGGCAGGGGATGCCGCGTAGGTCGACGGGGTCGGGGTGTTCGTAGCCGGCGTAGTGGTGGGTGATGGGCTTTGGGGGCTCGAGTCTTGCGATGCGTTGTGCGTTGGCTTGGCGTTGGAGGTGGGCGTGGTGGCCGAGCGGGAAAGTTGGCAATCTAAGCCTCCATGTGAAGCTGGACTGGTGAGCGCCCAGTATGGTCGCGGAGATTGCACGTCACGCAAGAGACGGCGACGTTAGCGCGTGTGTGCGTTCCGCCTTGTCGCTGGCACGGCAGTGGCTGCAGATCTTTGCCGTGGTCATGCGGTGGCTCCTTGTTCGAGCTTGTCGGCGATCTTCTGGTGTGCGCGGTTGAGTCGGTCGCGGGCGGTGGTGGGGGCGATGTGGAGTATGAGGGCGATGCGTCTGCGGCCGAGGCCTTGTTCGGCGAGGTGGAGGACTTGGAGTTCGGCGGGGGTGCAGACTTGTTGGGCGGTGGCCCAGTAGTCGGTGCTCGAGTTCATTGGTCTTCGGTTGGGTCGGGTGTGAGGGTTTCGAGGTAGGCGAGGTCGGTCCTTGTTCCTGTCCGGCTTTCTGCTTTGAGGGGTGGCGACTCTGACACCCTGCCTTTACTTGTCCCTATATATAGGCGGGACAAGAAGGAAAGGCAGTCCGAGTTGGTCCATAGGACAGGCTGCTTGTCCCGATTAGGCTTCTTGTCCCATCCTGTCCGGACAACCATCAGAACTGGGTCTCCGCACGGCCCACCATGTGCTGTGCGATCTCGTTAGCGGTGACGTAGACGACCTTGCCTGTGCGCCGGCAGAGGTCGTTCGGGACGATCCAGTGGTCCCAGCCGCGCTTGTGCCATTTCTGTTGGCCGAGCTCCCAGACTTTGTCGTAGTCGCGTGTGTATCCACCACCCGGTCCGGTATACGCGGTCTGCTCGAGGTGATCCCGTCCATTGACGTCGATGAGGAGCCCGAAGCCGTTGTAGGCGGATCCGCCGCTGACCCAGACTCCGAGGTCCCAGTACCAGGTGAAGCCGCGGTGATCCTCAACCGGGAACTGTGGTCTGATCTTGTGGTCGGCTCCTGCTGCATCGAGTGCCGCGGCTAATGCGTCTTCGAGGAACCACTCGTATCGTGAGACGCGGTGTAGCTTCTCGCCGCAATCGGGGCACGGCTTTCGTCGGCGGCGGTCGCCTCCAGCAGGCAATTCGTGACGTTCCCAGCATCTTGAGCACCACCACGCATCGAGTTTCGTTGGCGCGTTCATGTAAACAGGATCTCCTCGGGCGGGACTGTTTCGGTCTCCGTCCATTCCTTGAGGCCCCAGAGGACAGCTGTCGTTTTGGCTCCTAGCGCTTTGGCTTCTTGGCCTGTGAGTGAGACGAAGAGATGTGGTGCACCCTCGAGCGCTTTCTTGACGTCGACTCGGCGGCGTTCGATGTCCTTTGCGATCTCGGTGCTTGTCTGCCAGCCTTCGCCCTTACGGCCGCCCCGTTTTGCCTTGGTGGCGGCGAGGTGTTCGTAGATGAGGGGTTCGAGGATTGTGGTGTCGCCCTCTTCCCCGATGGCCGTAAAGCTCATGGTGTTCCAGATGCGGCCGAGGATTACCGGGTTTGGTGTGCGTTTCCGCGCCCAGCGGAGCTTCGGATAGGCGAGCCGGGCCTGGTCGTCGCTGTGGGTAGACGTGAGCGTGAGAAGCGTGTCGAGATGGCCTCCCCAAGCGCCACTGATACGGGCGAGTTCGTCTTCGGTCCGTTCGACGCGTTCGCGGAAGTGGTGGAGGAAGAAGAACGCTCGAGTCGTGCCGAGCCCGAGTGGGCGGAGGCAGGCGACAAAGTCGCGTGTGTCGGCTGGAGAGCCAACGCCGGCGGGACCAAGGCTGGCTAGCGGGTCGCCGATGACGATGTCGACTTGTGCTGCGTCGAGTTCGAGCCGCGTCTTCTCGCTAGCGTCCTGGTCGGCGAAGCTGAAGGATCCCCATCGCCATGTTTGGATGAGGAGCGCGCCGCCGCGAGCGCGGATGTCGTGGGGGAAGCAGCGCAGCTTGTCGTCGAGTTTGACTCGGAACATCTCTTGTGGGCCTTCGTTCTCAATCAGTGCGACGCGAAGTGGTCGCGGTACGTTCCATGGTTGGGGTCCATCGCCGTTCTCGGTTGGTGGATACGGGAGGCCGGCGGCCAGATGACAGGCGAGATCGAGGATCCATGTGGTCTTGCCTGCACCTGGTCGTCCGGCAAGGACGGTGAGGCCACCCGCGGCGATGACCGCCGAGTCTTCGTTGCCCCAGAGCGGAAGAGGCGGATCGGTGATCCGGGCCGCGAAGTCGTAGGCATCAAGGAAGACAGGCTCGTCAGTCGGGTCTTCGGCTACTACGGTCCCGTTGCGTCCTGTGTACGAGTCGATATCTGCGTCGACCAGGGCACGGAGTTGTTCTTCGTCATCGGGTCCGATGCCTGCGGAGATCTGTTCGATGGGGAACAGGTCCGTCATCTGCGCCACTCGAGGAGCCGGTTGAGGGCCTCCCATTCACGGTCGACGTGCGCGATTGCGGCGTCGATGGTTTCGGTGTCGCCGGGGTAGGTGTGGGCGGCGAGTTGGGCTGCGGTTGGTGTGGTGAGCAGGTGGAGGGCTTGGACGTGGCCGGCTAGACGGTCGCTTAGGTGGGCGTGATAGGTGTCGGGTTCGGTGCGGCGTCGGAGGCGTCCGACGTCTTTGGCGAGCTGGGTGATGCGGTCTTCGAGTGCGGGAATGGGGTGGGTCCTCGGTGTCCGGTGTCGCCACGCTGGGTGGCCCTATAGAAGGTCGGTGGTTGCGCGAGTCGGCTAGGGCGGCTGGACGTCCGCATCCGTAGTAGCGGCAGAGCGTGCTTCTCCGGTCCATGTGACCGCGCTCCTCAGGTAGGCGTGGTACTCGTCCTCGCGTCCATGTTCGTAACCAGCCTGGAACGCCTCCCAATGCGGCGCGGTGTAGTCGATAGCGAAATCAGCCTCGGCGCACCACAGCCGGAAAGCGCGGTTCACGTCTTGCTCCAACGGAGTCGCGGCAGAAGGATCAGATGCCATCGTTGAACCTCGAAACTGCCTTTGCGCCCAGGCGTTGCATGGCAAGCACGCGGCGGCGCTGGCCGCGCACCGTGAACGTCACGGTCTTGGTCAGCCAGCCCCTGTGTTCGGACACCGACTCGACGGTAAGACCGAGCGGGATGGCGAGGTCGTAGATGGTGTCCACGCCGAACGCCCAACGCGGGCCGCTCAGGTAGCTCTGCCAGCGAATGACCTGACCCTGCGCGGCAGAGCCGCTGCGAGTTATCGGATCAGGTACGTCTTGCCGCGCAAGATCACGGCCTGACGGCGCGGGAACGCGAGGCGGAGCAGCCTCAGCTTCCACGGCGGAATGACCGCCTTCTCCCACGCCTCCTGCGGTACCAGGTTCATCGTTCCTCCCATCGTAAGGGCAAGCGGCACTACTAGACACGCGACGCCTCGATCCTCGGTAGCTCCTGGCCCATCCAGACCACCGGGCCTTGTCCGACGTAGCAGCCCTGCGCGAACGTCAACAGCCCGTCGTAGTAGATGTGGTCGAACCAAGCGTTGACGGTCACGCCGAGATTCCTGGCGGCAGAAGGCGTACCGTCAGCCATTCGGCACCTTGACGATCAAAGTCGGCGGAGCCGTCTTGCAATGCGGACACTGGCTCGGCCACGCAGCTGCGTGAGCAACTGTGACCGGCTGGCCGCACTGCTGGCAGGTGTAGGTCATCGAGGTCATGGCTCCTCCTTCGGTTCGCAGACATTCGATCTCAGCCTCTAGCGCCGCTATGTGCCGTGCCTGTAGCTGCTCAAGCGCAGAGAACGGCGCCGGAGAAGCGGCAGCAGACTCGCGGAGAGGCCCGACGACGCCCTGGCACTCCGGGCACTCGTCGCTCTGGCCTGTCTCCGGCGTTGCTCCGCAGCGAGTACAGGCTTCGTGACCCTGCGCGGCAGAGCGTGCGTCCGGGGCGCTCACGATGCAGCCTTCCGTCCGCGACCCATCATCACGTCGTCGCACAAGCGACAAACGTCAGGCTGACGAGGCCAGTTCTCCACCTCGGTCTCGGCCCAGGAGGCTCGGATTGCAGTCCCGCAGATAGCCAGCCCTGGCGAAGCAACGACATGAACGAGGCCCATGTTCGAGCGGACGTAGCGCAACGACGGAGTCGCGGCAGACGAGCTATGCGGGTCGGACGTTGACATCCCATCCCCCTCCGTGTCGATGCCTCGGTCGCGCAGGAAGCGCAACACGGCCTGCTTGTAGGTGTCGCACTCGCAGCACCGCCGCCCATCCGGCAGCGGATACAGGCAGGGAGCCTTCGCGGAAACCGGGCCTTCCACCCGTTCCGCGTCCATCAGAGCACCGCGCCCGTCTCAGGATCACGGTCAAGGTAGACCTCGGGCACATGGTCGTCACGGACGAACGCGATCCACGTCGCGTCCTCCGGCTCGATCCATCCCAGATAACCGGCCTCAGTGTTCTCGTACCGGCCGACCTTGATGTTCTGCATGGCGCTCACCTCCTCTCGCGCGTCGATGGTGTGCGCCGAGTCCGTACATGACTCCCCACACGGAGCCGCCCTGGCTGCCGTCTCGGCGCTGCCAGGAACCATGAGGCGTCGCACGTACTCCTCGGACGTGATTTCGTGCCGCAGGAGCGCGAGATAGTCGTCGGACGGGCCGACCTTCATCGAGCCACGCGACGGAGTTGCGGCAGAGGAGTCTGATGTCACCGGATCAGTCCTGGAAGCTCGCAACGGAACCAGTAGTGCGGGTGATGCAGGATGAGCCAGATATGGCGCTTCATCGAACTACTCCCTCCCGTTTGCTGACGGTCAGCCACGCGGCCTCAACTCCTCGGCCCGCCTCGCGCGGGTATGCGGCACTAGACACGCGGCGCCTTCACTTCCGCCTCATCCAGCGCCTCAAGCGCGTCGAGCAACTCCGACAACGCAAGGTTCTCTCCGTTCTCTGATAGGTCACGCGGAACCCCGTGCTCGCCGGAAGTGACGACCCACTTCAAGTAGACGCGCCTCCACTCGCGGGCAACCTCGATGACCCGATCCTGCGCGGCAGGATGCTCGGCGCTCATCGCTTCACCCGGATTCCGACGATTCGACCGTCCATCGCCTTCACGCACAAGGCCGGGTCGTCGCCGCTGTAGTGCGCCAGGACGACGCCGACGTTCTCGGAGGCGAGCTGCATCGCGCTCTCCGCCTCCTGCGCGAAGGCGTCGTCGGTCAGCTCCTCGCCGAGTGCGTCAAACGCCTCGGGAATGTCCGCGAGGAGGTAGTAGTCCGGCAGCTCGATCTCCACGATGAGCCGCGGCACCATATGAGCGGCAGACTTCACTTCGCCTCGATCATCCGCTCGACCAAGAGCAGCGCCGAGGCCTGGAGCTGCTTAACGGTTGGCTCTAGTGCGGCCCAGGCTGCGGCCCTGGCTGCGGCCCTGGCTGCGGCCCAGGCTGCGTCCCAGGCTGCGTCCCCGCCTGCGGCCCAGGCTGCGGCCCCGCCTGCGGCCCTGGCTGCGGCCCAGGCTGCGTCCCCGGCTGCGGCCCAGGCTGCGGCCCTGGCTGCGGCCCAGGCTGCGGCCCCGGCTGCGTCCCCGGCTGCGGCCCCGGCTGCGGCCCCGGCTGCGTCCCCGGCTGCGGCCCCGGCTGCGGCCCCGGCTGCGGCCCCGGCTGCGGCCCCGGCTGCGTCCCCGGCTGCGGCCCAGGCTGCGGCCCCGGCTGCGGCCCTGGCTGCGGCCCAGGCTGCGTCCCTGGCTGCGTCCCCGCCTGCGGCCCAGGCTGCGGCCCTGGCTGCGGCCAACTTCGGCTGAGCCTTCTCAGCCCGCTTCGTCGTGGTCAGCGCCGCCAGCCCTTCCAGCGTCTCGGCTTGCTCGGTCAGACCGGCGAGTCGCAGAAACGCAGGAGCGCACTCTCGGGCGAGCCAGTCAGTCGCCATCCACGCCCGCTTCTTCTCGATCTTCGCCGACGCCTTCGTACCTACCAGTCGCGGGATCAGAGGCTTCAACATCTGCCTGTCCTCATCGGAGAGCGCGTCGTTCCAAGAGCGCAGGAACGCACCCAGGACAGGAGACGCGCACTCGGGATGATCCGACCAAGGCTCCCCAGCCACATACGCGACCGCCTCCATCACGCAGGCGTGAACCAGACCGTTGTCCGGTGGCTTGTGACCACCCGATTCGAGTACGAGCGGTTCCAGGTACGGCAGGCGTTCTTCAAGGACGCTCACAGCGTCGTCTCCTCTCGTTCGGTAGTAGCGGCACTCGATTCGTTACCCACGGCGCTCTAGCTCCTGCCGCAGATACAGGCACAGGTCGAGCGCTTCCTCGTAAGCGAACCGCAGCGCGTCGTTCTCACTCTCGACCGCCAGCGGCGAGCCGTAGCTGCGGACGCCGACCTCGATCCGCTCACGAAGGTCAGCGATCACGAGCGGCAGCACCTCGCGTCGTGCCGTATGCGCGGCAGAGCGTGCTTCTTGGTCAGCGTTCACGACTCAGCACCGCCTTGACCGCAGCCTCTGTCTCCTCGGTCACGTCCCGCTCGACGCCAACCGACTCGGCCACATGGCCGACGATCATGTAGACCTCCTCCTCCGTGAACACGGGCGTCTCCGTCTCGACCGGATCGTCCGCCGTAACGCTTGCGCTCATCGTGTTGCTCGGAGCGTTGCGCCACTTGGAGAGCAAATCCCACACCGCCGAATCCTGCGGCACGATGATCGACTGATCGCGGAGCACGCGGGCAAGATCATTGGGCAGTCCGGCCGCCGGATCGCCCTCCGGCTTTGGCTGCACGGACGACCTTGGTCCTGGGCGAAGCCAGTAGCGAAGCCGCTGCCACCGCCCACGCAAGCCAGAAGGCCAAGGCGGCGGCGCAGTCGCGGCAGAAGGGTCAGGCGACTTCGGCAACGGGTTCTCCCATGATCCGCTCGGTCGGGTACCCGGCCAGGCTCTCGCCATGCGGGTTGCGAATGTTCGACCACTCACCGTGGCTCGTGCGACCAGCGGCGATGGCCATCGCGTTCGCTAGGAACGGCAGCCACCGCTCGATCTCCTCGACGTTCGTGTCGAGGCCGAACCGGCGGTCAAGGACGAGTGAGATCAGATCTTCGTTCTCTCCAGTGACCTCGTCCTCGCTCGTGAACTTGTGAGCCTCGATGTAGGGCAGCGAGTAACCATCAACCTCGACGGCCAGCGCGTTCTGCTCGTGAAACTTCACCATCATGGTTCTCCCTTCGGTTTGTGGGGACGGAGTAGCGGCAGAATCCATCTAGCTCGCCTCCGGTTCGATCTGCCACATGAGCGCCGCGCACAGCGCCCGCACCTCGTCCGGCCCGAGCGTCGCGTTGCCGCGCACCCGACCCGCCCCGATGAGCGTGACCTGGAACGTGCCGAAGTCGATCTCGCCGCCGCCTGCCTCCATGTAGTTCGGCGGCTCCGAGTCGAACTCGAAGTGGATCGTCGCAATCGGGCCTGTCTCGTACATGTCGCCGTCCACCGTGATCTTGCCCGGCCGGTTGTGCTCCTCCGGCAGCCTGATCTCGGCGCGGCCGTACTCGTCTACCGGCGTATGAGCGGCAGCAATCTGGTCGCGATTGATCGAAGAGTCTCCGTCGTTACGAATAGTCACTTTGGCCCCAACTCCTCCATGCGCCGACGAATATCGATCGCTTTTGTGTGAACGTAGACCCGCTGTGTCGTCCGAAAGTCCGCGTGCCTTAGCAGGAATCCGACGTCGTCCATCGCCAGGCCACGCCGGCGCCATTCAGTCGCATACGTGTGGCGCGTGACGTGCATGTTCTTGTAGGGGATGCCAGCGGCCGCGATTGAACGCTTCCACCACATGTGCATCGAGGCATCGACCAGCGGACGATCATGACAACGCTTTGGATGACCGCCGGGCCTGCAATACCAGATGAAGTCCTCCTCATTCAGTCCCTCGAGTAGGAAATACTCAGCAAGCCTGGTGACGAGCTTGTGCTCCATCGGCACGACCCCGGCAATGCTGTTCTTCGCACCCTCGACGACGTGGAGCTCTGCGTGTTCGAGGTCGATGCGCTTTACGCGCAGGTTCCGGGCCTCGGCCTTCCGCAAGCCCGTGCCGAGCAAGAGCGCCATGAGCGTTCCGTCGGGTTCGGGCAGCGAGCAGAGGATCTTGCACTCGGCTTCGGTGAAGACCTCAACGGGCGGGTGCTGTACCTGCTTGATGGTTGGCACATGCACCATCGGGTTGAACGGGATTCGCTTGGTGCGATACGCCCAGCTAAAGAGGTTGTGGAAGCAGGAGCGGCGTGCCTGGCGACTGGCCGGCTTGGCCTCGTCGATGATCCCGGAGATGTGCTCGTCGGTGAACTCCGAGAGCGTGAGTTCCGGCCAGCGTGCGATTAGCTTGTCTGAGGTGAGCCGGTAGCCCTTTATCGTGAGCGGACTGAACGCGCTGAGGCGCAGCCACTCAAGCCACTCATCGCGCACCTCAAGAGCGGTGGGCTCGACGGTCTTGCGGCGCCAGAACCTCACGCCGATACCCGGTGACTTTCGGTCTTTACGCCACACTGGCACCCTGACGCCTTTAGCGTGCGCGTGCTCACGCGCTCACGCCCAAGATCGAGATGTCTGTCTCGTCGTAGTCGCCCTCGACCGTCATACCGTCACCTTTGTCAGGCGAAGGAAACTCATCGAGCAGGTAGCCGCCTTCAGAGTCGAGGAAGTCGCGCACGTAGGCTTCGTCGTCCCCGTCAAAGTCGGCGCGTTCGTTCTTGTAGTGCTCGCAGAATTCTGCGACGTCCACCGTGACGATGATGCGCTGTGTGCGCTCAACCTCAGCCGTGATCTGGCTCACGCGGTCGCCTCATCGGCGCGGCCGACACCAGACACCCACAACGACCCCGGCACACACATCTCCAGCTCCGACCTGAGCAGCCGACGCCCGTCCAGCGCCTTCTCGAACGTCCAGCGCTTCGAGAGGACGGTGGCGATCTCGTCAAGATCTCCTGGGCGCCACAGGTACGTTTCGACGCCGACCGCGGCGAACCCGTCCAACCATTCCTTCTGTGCAGGCGTCGGCTTGCCCTGCTCGCGCTTCAACTCGACGACGATCAGGCGGTCGCGGATGAGGACCCGGTCGGGGAACCCGGACTGGCTGCCCTTACTCCTCAGAGTGTGGTACGTGAGGGAGGGGCGCCAGCCGAGCATCGGAGCGAGCCCTTTCTGGCTACCGAACAGCATGGCGTCCCATTCGCGTTCGAGCAGGTCGTCGAGGAATGGCTGGGCGGTCGCGTTCACGCGGTGACGAACTCATAGATCGTGCGTGGCTTCAGGGTGCGCGGATCCCAATAGCGACCCGGAACGGCGACCCAGCGTCCTTCGTCGGGGTTATGGCCGTTAAGCGCCTTGTTGAGCGCGAGACTCTGGCTGACCTCCTCCTGTTGTCCTACGACTTCCCAGAGTCCATCGTCGCGCTCACGCAGAACGACGTACCCGTTCCGTGAATTGGAGGGCATCTGTCTGATTCTCCTTCCGACTGTTGGCCGCTCGAACCCAGCGGCTTCAATTGCGGCAGCCCACGACGCGAACGGCGCGCCTTGCCAACCGCTTGTGCTGCGATACACAGACGTGCGCGGCGGGTAGCCATTGATTGGATCGGAGCGGGTCCATTCGGCTGCGATCGGTGGCCGCCCGTGCGCGCTGGCGAAACGTTGAATTGCAGCGACAACCGAGGCGCGCGTCCATTTCATCGTGTCCTTGACGCGAGCCGCTTCGCAGCGGAGACATCGTTCGCTAGGCGGGCTCGTACCGTTGCCCTGCGATGTCCAGCCGCCGCAGTCAACACAGACGCCGCCCGCGCGTTCGTGGCTTTCACGCAGCCGTGATCCGTCCGGATCAGTAGCGAGGATAGACGACTTCTTCCAGTGGATGCCGAGCCGACCCCCGATCTCCTTGTGCGTCAAACCTTCGGCCCTGAGCGCGAGAACTTCCCGCGCGAGCGCAGCCCTGTCGGCGCGCATCCGGTCGTAATGGGAGCTCACGCTGCGTCCTTCTTGAGTCCGGCTGATTCGTCGATGTGGCAGACGAAGATGTCCTCGAAGTCGCGGCCGGGGAGCTCAGCGAGTTGGCTGCAAGGCTTCGGGTCGTCCGGCTCCGGGTCGGGCGTGTAGGTCTGGTGGAAGATGTCCATCTGGCCGCTCACCCCGCTGTCCTCGCGTCGTAATCGGCGAGCAGGCGACGCTTCCGCTTGTCCGACATCTCCTGTCGCCAGTCGGGGTGACGATCACGGTAAGCGAGCACCTTCGCAAGCGCCGAGTTTCGCGGTGGATAGGCCCGTAGACCAGCCGCTTCGATCATCACGTTCCACGAGCCGAACAGACGCTTTGCGGTCGGCCAGGAGGGCAGTCCGTTGCGAGGCCCTGCCTCCTTCGTGATCGGCTGGTAGCCGTGCTTTTCGTGGAACGCGAGCACGGCTCGAATAGCCTCATCCCGCGTCCACGCACAGTTGACTGGGGCGTTCACTGTGCCGCCTCACAATCCGGACAGACCGGCGCCCCCTCAAGCATCCCCCCCCGCACATACACCGACCCCGACCTCACCCGGCCACACGCCGAAGACCAAGTAGCCGGCGGGAAGTCGTAACGATCGAACCTGAACCCACCAGTCTGCGCGAGCGGCAGGTGGACAAGCGACGTGTCCGCTACCTCGTCGACGATCTCGACGATGACGTGCTGTTCGGGCTGGGCGAGGTCAAGCAGAAGTGGCGCGAGACTCATGCCGCCACCTCGAGAGTGTCGGGGCGGGACGCCGGTCCCTGTAGCAGCAGGGCCGACGAGACGGGGCGCTCAAATGCCGGTGGAACCCGCGAACCGGCCGCGCATTTTGCCGCCTGTGGTTCCCGCCCGCGAGCTTTCAACGGAGGTGACAAATAGCCGCCGTCCCCCATTCGCGAAACGACCGGCCGTCTGCGATCCATGCCCGCCACACCACGAACGTCTGGGCGGCCGGCGGCGCTAGATCCGGCCGATACGTCCAGCGAGTCGGATGTTTCCGCCAGCCGATCGGAATATGCGCCGACCAAGTCTCGGGCAAGAATTGATAGGCACCCAGATATCCGTTGCCCGTGTTTGTCGTCCACACGCCGCGCGATTCGTGGTAGCGGATACACGCCGCGGCGCGTACCCACCAGGCCGGGTAGCCGTGGTGGCGCCGTCCGGCTGAGGCTGTCGGGACGGAGACTAGGAAGATGACGAGGGCGAGCGCGACCCACCGGATTACTCCGCGCCCCCACTGGGGGACAAATCCTCGCCGTTACGGCGGCGTTCGACCATTCCGATCTGGAAACCGTGTGGAAGATCGAGCGTCAGGACATCGGAGTCAGCGAACATCTCCAGGTAGAGCATCCCGGTCGCGTTGACTTCTAAGTCCAAGATCAGGCGGTGCACGTACCGCTTGTCGATGCCAACTTTTTCCAGTAAGGCGTCGAACAGGGGTCCGGTATCGGTGACGACCCATTTAGCCATTGGCTGACTCCTTCGGTTTCGTGAGCGCGTCCCGTTCGATGCATGAGAGGCATCGGCGCCCCTTCTCGCAGGTGCAGTTCACGCCAATCACAACTCGTCGCCTACTTCCTCAGCCGTAGGTTCATCGCCGGGCAGGATCAGAACGTCCGGCCCGTGAAGCGCACGCTGTCGAGCAACACTCTCGACGCGGCCGGCGATGTTGCTGTCCACGTAGCTACGAAACTTCTGATCGGCCCTCCGCTCGGTTATCGCCGCGAACGGAGACATGAAGAAGTCAGATCCGATGAGTTCACCTGGAGCCTCATAGTCCACATCCCAGCCGAAGCGGCTGACCCGATAGACGATGTAGCTCCAGCCGCGGTACTTTCGGCGAGGCCACGCGGCGTTAGAGGCTTGGCGAGGGGCGCCGCTCATTCGTCTTCTTCCCAGAGCGCGTCGAGGTACGCCTCCCTGCAGCAGGCGCAGACGTCGATAAACACCGCGGCCAGCATCGAGAGCAGCAGGGCGAGGATGAGGGTGCCTTCGATGAGGTTCACCACGGCTTCCTCGGATCGGATGTGGGAGTTGTCTCTGGCGGCAGAGGCCTGAGATCAATTCGTCTGTCGCGAGGACGCTGAAAGAGGGTGTGACTCGGGTCGGGGAACTGCGAAGGGCTGATGTACGGGCGGACGCGCCGCTCCAACGCTGTCCGCTCGCGGCGGACGATCCACCACGCATACGCCGCACCCAGATAGAAGCCGACCACGAGGCCGAGAGCGGCGAACACGAACATCCAAGCGTCCGCGCTCATACAGCAGCCTCAAGCTTGTCGAGCCGCTCGATCAACGATGACGCCTCAGCCTTCGAGAGACCGTCGCGGAGCGGCGCCCAGTGAAGCTCGCCATCCGCGCTCAACTCTTTCGATCCGTCGATCCAGACGTCCGGGTCGGTGCCGCGCATCTTCGACACCGCCACATACAGATGCTTGGTGTGGAGGCGGCCCGCTTCGCGCAACGTCCCGACAAGAACGTCGAGCTTCTTCTTCTGCTGCGGCGACGCAGACACAACTGCGTCGGCTGCCGGGCCGGGAGCGTCGAAGATTTCCTCGAACGTCTCGCCGGGCAGCTCGGCTAGCTGGGATGATCCGGCGGGGGACGACGCCGTTGCGCCCGGCGCCGAAACGGATGCGTTGCCACGAGGGCGCTGCGTTTCCGCCTGTGGTTCCCCCGCCGAAACTTCACCATCCAACTCCTCCGGCGTATACGTCGCACCAGCAAAACAATCCGCGAACAACATCCGACACAATTGCGACGCGGCACGTGCCCACAACATCGCCTTCGGGTACTTGACCCAGTTCTGCTTCTTGAGGAGCCCGGCTCGGGCGGCCATGTCGGTCGTCCAAGTGACCGTCATCGTGTCTCCGTTGTCGGCGCGCGTCCCTGTCACGGTCGCGCTGCCATCCGAGACTTCTCCGATGATCGAGTGGCCGGCACGACGGACAAGCTGCACCATCAACTCAGCCGAGAAGGTGGCCTTGCCGTCGATGATGTGGATCGAGCGGAGGGCGCTCATGTCGGCGATGCCGAGCGCCCTGCCGGTGGCTACGCAGGCGAGGATTGCGGGGAGGTTGCCGCGTATCCCCGGCGGGACGAACTCAGTCGATGCGATGTATTGGAGTTGTTCGTTGGTGAGGACCGCCATCTGGCGGTCCTCTTCGTGAACTGCTAGGTCGGTCGTGGTCATGCGGCGACCTATACGCGGCGGCGTCGCCGAACACGCTTAGCGCACGAGTTCACATTCGCGCAATAACGGGAGTGTGTGAAGCGGCTGTAGATGTACGGGTTGTTCGCCGAGAGCCGTTTGCCGCAGCGGGCGCAAGTCTTGGCGATCATGCTGCGGCGACCGTTTCGGTCCGGTCAATGTGACGTGCATGCGAACCGCAGACCATCGTGGTGCCGCGCTGCACCTTCGCCCGGTTGTAACACTGGCGCCCATCTGTCACGCGCGCCTCGCACCGCTGCTCGCGCTCGACTAGACCGGCCTTCTTGGCGTGATGGCCGCAGAACTCGCCGACAGTCGCGCGGTGGGAGCAGCGACCGAACAGCCAGGCCCCGACTTTAATCTCGCCGTGGCACATGCCCTCGACTGGCTCGCGGTACGAGTGATGAAGGCGGATCTGTGGTGGCAGGCTGCTGTTCCGAGAGATTTCGGTCGTGGCGTTGCCGTAAAACCTGGTCCGCTGTGCGCCAGACGTCTCGCCTCTGTTTACGCGATGCTCAAAAGCCGCCAGACGACAGTGCGTGCATCGGCAGCACCAGTTCTGGTAGCGCGTAAGAGTTCCGTGCTTAGGAATGTATCCCGTGCGACTCGGAATCCCCCGGCGGCGCCGCTCTTTCTGTCTGGAACATTCGATGCGATTAGCCTCCCGACAGCGCGCACAACGGCACCCGAGATTGGTGTAAGCGTTTAAGGTCCCGTGCTCACTAATCAGCGCATGCGGGTTGCGAGCGGTTGTCCGAACTAGTTCCCCGACCGCACCGTCACCAGCGATGACAGCGTGTTCAAGCGCACCAGTTCCGTCCTCGTTACGAGCCGCGTCGAGCGAAATCGAGAAGACGCGATGGCCGATGCGCATATCGCGTTCCTGCTCAGCGATCAGCGCTTCGAGTTCTTCCTCGCGAGTCAACTCAGCCATTAACTCGCTCGCTCCCATGCCGTGTAGGCGCGCAGGAACGCGGCCCGCAGGTCGGGGTCTTTGATCAGGCTGGCGGATCTGGTCGGCTCGGTGTCCCCGCCCCACGAGGCGTGCTCGACGTGAGGGCCTGAGAGGAACAGGGGGACCTCTCCGGCTTCCCGCGAGATAGAAGACACCGAGCCCACCAGACATTCCGGGCAAGGACTGAACAGTGTCGGCTGCTCGCGGCCGCACCGCTGACAGATAACCCTCACGACATCAGCGCCTTCGCGCCGTAGATCGCGAGGTTCGCGAACACGAGCGCAGCGAGGAAAGACCGCCTAGCCTTCACGCGCGCCATCAGTCCCAGCACCGCGCGTAAACGTGGATGAGCGCAAGGATCCGTTCGATGCGGCGACGCCTGGCTCTCACTGGCCGAGCGCTTTCAGGATCGGGTCGAGCGCGCCGGAGAGGAGCGTCTTTGCGCCGTACACGGCGAGGTTCGCCGAAACGAGCGCACCCAAGATCAAGGCGAGCTTGAGGCGCACCGTCATGCCTGTTCCCTGACGATCAGCGTCGCCCCAAGGCGTGCCATCAGGTCGCCGAGCATCTGGAACTCATCCGCACTCAACGGACCCATGTCAGGCGGCCTTCTGCTCGTCGACCGGAAAGGGGGACGGATCGAGCTCCGGGTCAATGAACCAGCGGAGATCCCTGCCGGTAGCGTCGGCGATCCGCTCGAGCGTCGCGATCCGCGGCCTGTGCTTTCCCTGCTCGAGCCTGATGAGGTTGGCGCGGTACATGCCGCACGCCTCTCCGAGGTGGTCGTGCGACCAGCCCTTCGTTTTCCGCGCCCGCTTGACGCGGGCGGCGATCATCGGAAGGGGGGCGTCGCGCAGGAGGCGCTCGAGTTCTTCGTTGAGGGTGGCGTCGATCAAGGTGGCAGGGTTGTACCACGTAGCTTGCTACGTTGTCAAGGGCAGCCACTTACGCTCAACACTCACCACGGGTTTACTACGTAGCTACTAGTGACTGCGGCGTCGCTATCAGAACGCGTCCGCGCGACCCGCAAGGCTCGCTGCCTAACGCAGGCTCAGCTAGCGGAAAAGGCTGGGATGGAACGCACGGACATCAACAAGAGCTCGAGCGAGGCAAGCTGCAACTCGGTCCGGAGCGGCTTGCGCGAGTCGCGGCAGCGCGGACGCCTGACTCTATGTCCCCCATCGCTGCGGAGAATATGAGAAATCGCTGCGCGATGCAACCGAAAGGATCCACCATGGAAACGACTCTACTGGCAGTCTCCGCCGCCCTCGTCTTCGCTGCGTCAGCCCCACCAGTGGACGCCGAGTTTCGGCCGCGTTCACTCCCGGCCGTCGAGCTCTACAGATGGCTACGCGCCCGGCGTCGGCCGTGCCCGTTCTGTGCTGAGAGGATCAGGCACGAGGCAAGCGTCTGTCCACATTGCCAGCGGGACGTCACGCCGCCTCTCAGCGCGGCTCGTTAGGGGATGATCCGCAGTCGTACGGCGTTCGCTGTGAGTTACGGCGCCTCGGTGGTGTCGCCAGGCGGCTCGATCGGGTAAACGGCCGTTGTAGCCGTCGCTCCGGGCGGGCTAATCTTCGCGAGGCCGCGGGCGCCCGCGTATGCGGCACCGAGAATGCCCTGCACGAGCACGGTGTACTTCGGGTTCATGTAGTTCCAGACGCCGATGGTGTTGAGTAGGAGGAGGATCTGGAGGACGAGGTGCATCCAGAACTCGGTGGTCTTGATTCCGGCTTTCGGGGCCATGAGAGGTTCCTTTCTACGGGAGGGTCTGACAGACCCTCTTGGGGACACGACGGTCGTACGACTGATGCTCAGAGAGCGGCCCGGGTTCGCTGCCGTGCGAACCGACGATCGGGTCAGGCCCGGATTCGAGGCAGATCACGGCGTGCCAGCCGCTGCCTGGACCGATCACAATCGGGTCGCCTGGACGAGCTCGGGATAGGTCAGTGAAAACGTGGCCGTGGTTGGCGGCGAACGAGAGCAGTGTCCCGGTGAAGCCGACGTACCGGAAGCCGAGTCCTGACGGATCTGGTGCGCCGGCGGCCCAGTAGCACTGTGTTACCCAGCCGCTGCAGTCGGTTGTCATCGGGAGCTGGCCTCGTGGTTCGTGGAGGAAGTCGTCTCGTAGGGTTGACTCGCTGTAGTGGATCTGCGAGTTGTGCGCGATCCCGTACCGCGCCCATTTGACGATCGTCGCTCGGAGTGCCTGGGCGTCTGCGGCAGGATCCGGCTGTGCGTTGAGCGCCTTCATGTACTTCTTCCATGCTCTTGAGCCGGCCCTTTGGTGTCGTGCGAGGGTGTAGAGCCGCCAGGTCCAGAACCACACGGGGACGCGTTTGGGGGCGTGGCGTGGTCGTGGGCCTTGCTTGCCGGCCGAGAGCCAGGCGTTCAGTTTCCACGCCCACAGGGGGATTCGCCGCGGCGCCCGCCGCGGTCTCGGAAGTGTCATAGGCTCGTCTCCTTATTTGGTGGGCACGGTGACCGTCACCGTGGATGCCGGAACCGCGCGACCGCGGGTTGCGTAGAGGACAAGGGTGGACATGATCGAGACGACAATGATGAGCGCCGCATAGAGGACGGCCGTGCTCGCCCCGATGCCCTCGCGTCGTCCTTGTTGGGAGGCGACATAGGCGGCCAGCGGAGTGACAATCGCCTCGATCTTGTCGGTCGCGCCTCGCAACTCCGCCTGCGTCGTATAGGTGCCGCGTTCCCGCTCGATCTGTGATCGGAGCTCGTTCGCTTTCTCGTCTTTGTAGATCTGGATGTCTCGGGCGAGTGAGAGTGCTGCGAGGTCTGCGGTCTCCTTGATCTTGAGCGCCTTCTCCTTTTCGATGTCGACTTCGCTGTAGCGGCGGTCGCGTTCCGCATCTAGTTCTTTCTGCGCCTGACGGAGCGCTTCGTTGTGGGCGGAGTACGTTTCGATCGTCCAGCCAGACTCGTCGCGAGGCGTCGCGCTCATGTGAGCCTGAAGATTTGGATGTGCCCGCCGACGCTGACCAGACTGCCACCAGTGTTCTGCGTGAACGTGAGATAAGCGCCAGCATTGACGCTTAGATCGTTGACGACACAGAGCTGCTCCCAGATCACTTCGCCGGGGCCAATGTCGCTATAGAAGGTCCCGCCGGGCCGGGTGTCATAGTCGATGGTGGTGACGTCGCCGCCGATGACCGCGCTGACCTGGACTGTCCCGGTCTTGCCGCGCGCGAACGTCGCCCTGGCCCGGATCAGGTAGGTGCCGACGACGAGCATCTCGACGGAGTCGTATGCGCCGCCCGTGAAGATGTCGTAGATATCTCCGCTGTCGGTCTGGAAGTCGAGGCTGCTGAACGCGCCGATCGCTGTGCCGCCGTCAGCGACCGTGCCGAGAGATGTGGTGGCGCTGCACCAGTCGTTGTCGACACCGAGCCCGGGGGTTGGGTCGCTGCCGAACTTGCCGTGCCTGGAACCGTGCTGGAGATATGGGCGGTTTGGCTGTCTCATGAGAACGGCGGGAAGACGCCGTGAGTGTCCATCGACCAGACCGCCGGCGACACTTCGCAGTCGAGTTCGACATAGTCGAATCCGGGGTGGCCGCCCTCGAGCGGGCGTACGCGGAGCGAGCGTCCCTCGATGTAGTAGTCGTCGGCGGGGCTGGCGCCCGTGAATCCTGTTCCGTCCGGGTAGCCGACTGCGACGTTGACGATGTGGCTGATGTCGGACTGGGTGAGGAACGCCCATGTCGCCGCCGCGCGGGCGTCGGTTGGGTGGACTGTCTTGACCTGGAGTGCCGATAGGGACTCGCGCGGATCCTTCTGGTTCTCGACGAGGAGCTTCGCGAAGTCGAAGCATTCGACCCTCGCGTTCGGGTTGCCGCTTTCCAGGCCGTCGTCGGCGGTGAGGAGGTCGCTCATCGGTGGTGCCGCGTGCTGTCCATAGTCGGTGACCGAGGTGGCGTCGGCGTAGACCTGGCTCGGCATGTCGGCAGGCTTAGTGTTCTTCGGCCAGCACATCGCGACGTTCAGGATCTCGTTCCTCCCGCGCTGGAATGAGAGAATCCTCATCTGGGCTCGGCTCGAGTCGGCAACGATCGCGGGTCCGTCACCGACCGCCCAACGTGTGAAGTCCCAGGTGCTTCCAGGTTCGGCGGCGACGGAGTCGGGCGCGAAACGTCCGTAGCGGCCCCTGAACTGGAACTTGCCGAAACGGTCGACGTAGATGTTCGAGATGAACGGGAACTCGGCGTCGGCTGCGTCACGCAACGCCGCGAGGGCGGACTCGTCAGGATCGTATTTGACCTCTCGGCAGTTCACGTTGCCGCTCGCCAATGACGGGCTGCCGTAACGGGTCGAGTCGATCCCTACGTCGGTGAGGATCTGGATCATTCGGTCGTCGACATGGGCCTCCGCGTAGTAGACGCCGTCTTCCATCCCTGATGGAGGAGCGTCGCCGGCTAGTCCAGGGGTGAGTCCGAATCCGTCGAGTTCGTCGAACACGTCGACGCATTCCAACTGGATGCGGACGTTGACCGGGTCTCCCGCAGAGTTCACGCTCGATCCGTCCACATCCCAGGTCATGTAGTCGATCCAGCCCTGGAACTGCGGCTCCCAGGTCGTTGTCACCGGGTTGTAGAGCTGGAGGAGGATCTGTCGTCCGTCGAGTTTCCCGAAGTAAGGGCTCGAGACGTTGCGCGGGTCGAGGGGGCCGTCCTCGTGGTCGTTGATGTAGACGGTCGCCTCGCCTGTTTCTGTCTGGCTGAGGAGTGTCTGTTTGCCACTCTTCGTGTCGTAGCCGGAGACGAACTGGTCGGGGAAGTCGCCTGCCTGATCGATCGGAACGAAGGTCGGGTTGGGTTCATGTGGGGAGTCGTCGAACGCGATCATGACTCGACCGACTGGTCCGGCTGGTCCCGGCGACGGCGGCGCGATTCCTGGATCCGTGATGATCGAGGCGTCGCTGACAAAACTGTTCCAGCCGGAGAGGTCGCCTTCGAAGTCGTCCGCGTAGATGTCGGAGGCGCCTTCTGTTGTGCCGACGATCAGGTTGTCGTAGTAGACGAACGCTCCGGCCGCGGTGATGTTCACGGCTTCGAGGTCGAGCCATCTCCCGTTCGGGGTGTTGTAGGAGGAGTCGGCGCCGACACTGGCACCGTCGATCCATGCATTCGCGTTCAGTGGCGACCCGCCGACGAAGTGGAACTTGAGCCGGTAGAACTGGAGGGGCGCAACCACGACACCGGGCGCGACAGCCGTTTGGCTGTTCAACTGCCATTTGAGGATGCCGCCGGCCCCTATCTGGCCGACGTCCATTCCTCCCGGCCCGGACGCGACGAGTCCGGCGAGTTGGATGTGGGTTGCGGCCGCGATCGCGGCCGTGATGTAGGTGGCGTTGAACGCCATATCGACTTCAAGCCAGATATTTGTGAGGCCGGAGCCGAAGTCGCGTTCGACGATTCCTGCGCCGCTTGTGCAGTCGAGTTCGAGCACGTGGTTCGGCATCTAGCCGCCACCTGCGTTCGGGCCGCGGCGCTGAGACGAGGTACGACTACGCCGCCGCTGTTGATGCCGCGTCGTGTTCTCGGCCATCTTCTTCCCGTCGACGTAGAGGCTGGTGTGAAAGTGGATCGGCCGCTCTGTATCAGGGTTGATGATGTACCCGCCAGCTCCGACTCCCTGCGCCGGGACTGTCCCGCCAGGGCCACGCTGCGAGAGACGCGCCCGCAACGCCGCACGCTGCGTCGGAGTCAACCCGAGCCCTCTCGTCAGCAGCTGCGTGCTCGCCACTTTGAAGTCACCGAAGATGCTGCTGGTCGACTGGCCGAGCTGCTGGTTGATCGACGTGATCTGGTTATAGATGTCGGTCTGCTTCTGAATGTTCCCCTTCGCGGCCTTAAGCGCCCTCTCGAGCGCAGCCTTCATCTTCAGCAGGGTTCGCGTCTGATCGGTTCCGAGCGCCTGTTCCTTGGCGAGCGCCAACGAAAGCCTCGCCGGCAACGTGTAGTTGGTCGCGTTCTGGGTCTGGAGTCCGGCGAGAGCCTGCTGCGCCTGAAGCTCAACCTGGAGCGCGGCGAGCTGGCCCTGCTTGTTCTTCCCACCGGAAGCAACGGCCGCCTTAGCGGCAGCGAGGATCTGCTTCTCGACCCTGATGTCATCGCTGCTCGTCTTCGTGAGTTGCGATCTGGCCTCGGCGAGTTGGAGGTCGATGGGCGTCGTGTACGAGCTCGCGGCTGCCTTCTTCGCGGCGGCGACCTTCGCGGCCTGCTGTGCCGCGGCCTGTCGCGCGTTGTCGAGAACGCCCTGCTGGGTCGCTTCGTCTTGGAGTGCCTGGATAAGGGCGGAACCCTCGAGGTGTCCCTTGTCGATCTGCTCCTTGATCCGGGCGATGATCGCCTTGGCCGCGACGACATCGTCCTTCGTCGTCTTGGTTAGCGCGGCCTGCGCGACTGCCAGTTGCTCCGTGATCGTTTGCGCGTACGTCTTATAGACAGTGAGCGGGGTAGCAGTCCCGAACGGCCCAGACGTAGTTCCTGCGGCTCGCGGAGATTTGAAGGCAGCCGGGGTGCCGGGTAACGCGGGAGAGAATGGACTGACGAAGTTGCCTGCGCGGACGCCCGCCGTGATGATCGGTGGCCCGATAGAAGGGATCGGTCGCGTCAGCCAGACGACGCCCTTCGAGATGTACTGGACCCAGCGGCTCCCGTCAGGGTGCGTGACGACCTTCGTAGTGGACGGGAACGCGTCCTGCGATGTACCGAACGCACCGGCAGCCAGCCCGGCAACACCCAGTAGACCCCTGAGTAGGCCACTCGATTCCGCTGCAGCGCTAGGGCCTGTGAACTTCCCTACTCGATCAACTACGCCGGATCGCCCAATCGTGGCTCGTGTAGCCGCTCCGCCCGCCAGGAGGCCGAAGAGGCCACCGCCTCGTCCTCCCGCTGCGCCTGCTGCACCGCCTGACGCGCCAGCCACCTGGGCGGCCTCAGCCTCGACTGCGGACGTCTTGACGATGCCCCACTCGGCAGCCAACCTTCCGAGCGCACCGATCCAGCCAGTGACGAGCGACGCGAACTTGAGCGCGGCGATCGCCTTGAGTGTGTTCTCAAAGCCGCCCGTGACCTTGTCGACGCCCCCGATGATGCTGCCGAGCGTGTGGAAGACGTGACCACCGATCGTGACTGCCTCGTTCACGTCGCGCTGCAACCTGCCCGTCTGGGTCATCTTGGTCAGCCAGTGGGTGATCTCGGTCGTCAGACGCGTGAACGTCGGCAGAAGACCCGTGCCGATGATCGCCTCGGTGTTGTGGAGCGCCGCCGAGAACTTCTCGCCCTGTGTTGTGTTCGCCGACGCTTGGCCGGCGAACCTCGCGAACACATCCTGATACTGCTTTTGACCGGGCGTCCCGGTCGCGATCAGGATCCCATACCGCTTCAGTGACGTCGTGACGCCTTCCTGTCCCTTCGCTGTCGCAGTCAGGACGGCGTTGAAGTCTTTGCCTGTCGCCTTTGAGATGACCAACGCCTCGGCGTAGGCGCGTTGCGCCTTCCCTGCGTCTCCGGTGAGGACTGTGGCGCGTGCGAGGCTGGTCGTCGCGTCCGTCTGGTCGATCCCGAACTGCTGCGCGTTCCTTGCCGTCGTCGCGTACTGCGGACCTAGCTTCCTGACGTTTCCGCCTGTCTTCTCGATCGCGACGGAGAGGCTGTCCTGAGCTTTCGCGAGGCTCTCCGCGCCCAGGATCGAATCTTTGATGAGCGAGGCACCGACGGCGACTGCGAGGAAGCCGCCCGAGGCAAAAGCGAGTGACCGGCCTAGTCCAACCGCGGCCCCGGATCCAGCTAGGGCGCCGCGCGTGAACTTGCCGACGTCCCGTTCAGCCGTTTGCGACCCCCTCGAAGTTGCGGCAAACGCGCCAGCAAGACCAAGCTGCGAATTGAGACGTCCCTCCGCCCTGTTCGCAAGCAGCGCCGCGCGTTCCCTGACCGCAGCACTCTGCTCCGCGGACGCTGCGAGTTCGCGGTATCCGACGATCTGCGCCTTCAGTGCCTCGGTCGCCCTGAGCGACGCATTGACCGACTTGTTGGCGGACACCTGCATCGCCTCGCCCACACCGAGCGACGACTGCTCGAGTTTCGTGTTCGACGCGACGGCCGTGTCTACCGTCTTCAGGTAGCCGGCGGCGTCCATGACGAGACGAACGATCAGCGGTGCGGCCACTAGAACGTCCTCGTCACGGTGCCGATGACATGGTCAACCGTGTTCGCGACTTGGACACGGTTCTGCTCGAGTGCGGGGTCGTACGATTTGCCGAGCATCAGCGTCGCGAAGGTCGGGCGACGCAGCGCCGAGTTCTGCTTGGCGCGTGCACCCTTCTCAGACGGGACCATGTACACCTCTTTGGTGTTCTGGCCCGTCTTCTGCACCGACCACGCGGGGAGAAGGGGTCCGACGAACCAGGCCTTGTGGCCGGCCGTCTTCCGTGCCCGTTTCATGCCGCTGATCTGGGTGAGCGCGAGCCTGTCCGCGTCGCGTTTGATCGGCTGCACGGCGAGCGTCAGTCCAGTCCGCATTGCCTTGAGCATGAGCGGACTGGTCGCTTTCAGATCGCGTTCGAGTTCGGTGAACCCGGCCACGATCACCGGGTTCTCGAAACGGCCCGCCACCTAGTCGTTCCCCGCCTGGTATTTGGCGTCGAATAGGTCGACCGCGGCGAGCAGGTCCCCGGGGGTCAATTCTCCAACGCCCCCTGTATTGCCCGGGCCGACGGAGGGTAAGACGTGCCCAACTCGGAAGTCCCAGTAGTAACGGGGCTCTCGTCCGAGGGCTCCGAACTCCTCGTCGAAGAGATCCCAGAAGGATCGCTCGTAGAGGGCTTCCTTGTCGGCGATGATTCGTCGGGCTTCTGCGTCGACCCCGGGTCCAAAGGGATGTCACCATTGGACGCCTGCTGGAGGCTCTTCTGCGCCTCCTCGAGGGTCTGCCGGCCGATGATCTCCGCGATCTCGTCGAAGCTCAGTTCGGGATGGACGTGCCGGTACGAGATGTGCATGATCGCCGCGATCCCGTCCTGGTCGATATACATGACGTCCTGCGACATCGCCGCGAGTTGGCGGAAGTTGAAGCCGGTGTACTTCTTGACGATGCGGTGGTCGTCCATGGTGAGGTTCTCCGGCTCCGGATAGATCTCACCGTCGATGGTGTAGCCGAATTCCTGCTGTTCCTCGGTTGTGGTTTCAGCGGCCACGCGTAGCTCCTTCTGTTGGGAATCCCCCGCCTCACGCAGGCAGGGGATTCAAGTGTTGTGCGAATGTGCCGGCACCCCTTGTTATGAGGTCGTGATGCCGTTGGGATCTGCGACACGGAACGTCGCCGTGGTCTTGTACGGCTGCCCACGGGCCGCGGACGGATCGAATGTCCGTAGCTGACACAGCGCGTGGTACGTCGTGCGCGTGTTGTCGAGCAGGCCGTCCGGCTGCCACGACACTCCGACGATGACCCTGTCGCGGTGGATCGGCCAGAAGATCGCTTCCGTCTCCTTGGTGATGAACAGTTCGCCGGTGAATCCTTCTGCTCGCGTGCCAGACAGTGTCTCGTCAACACCAGATACAGAGAATCCACTTACGTCCACGTCCTGATCGTCCGACGTGAAGCCGAACGTGTCGAACGCATTACTCACATCGACGCCGTCCACAGTGATGCGGTCATGGAGCGCGGTTTTCTTGGTGTACGTCACGTTTTCCCTCCTCTCTCGGTGACTGTTGCATCAGCCGACGACGTCGGCCAATCCTCAGGGAGTCCGTACTGGCCCTCCGAAAGCTCGGGTTCGACCTCCGCGATCACGGTCACGTTTCCGCGCGCGATTCCGCGCTCAAGCGCAGGGTCTAGCTTCGTCACGAACTGGTCGCCGGAATGGTGGCCGCGGTACTCGCGCTGGCCCTGAACCTCCAACAGGAGGTACTTCACGCCGCCACCAGTGCGAGGTCCGCGTAGTAGGAGCGCATCTCTTCCAGAGCCTCGGCCGGGTAGAAGTCCGCGAGCTCCTCGAACGGGTCGCCCGGTGAGCCTGCCCCGTGGATCGCGGTCACCTCTTTGTACGAGTTCAGTTGGGTACCGGGCGTCTTCCAGTCGACGATCTGGCGTTCGTGGAGATGCCAAGGCTTCACCTCGAGGTCGGGGTGGGCGCGGCGAAGGTTGGCGAGGATCGACGTGTCGCAGCCGCGCTTCCGGTCCTCGTCAGCGGGCCGGTAGCCGACAGCCTCCAGCAGTTGGCGCGGGATGATCCTGATGCCGGACCCTCCCGCGTAGGCGATATGCGGAGAGCAGATCTGCTTGCCGTCCTCTCGGACGACCGAGATCTGTTGGAAGCCGAAGATGGTGTTCGGCGGCGGCAGAGGCTCTGTGAAGAGTCGGTGGTCGAGCCAGTCGTCGGATCCGCACGGGACGACGTAGTCGACCGGGGCCGGGTTGTAGCGCGGGTCGGTTGCGAATTGGATGCCGTCGTTGAACTTGGCGGACGTGTAGTCGTTGGCTCGGATCACCCAGGCGAACCTGAGGCCGGCCACGTCGAGTTCGTCGAGCGAGTCGTGGTCGCTGACAATGACGGCGTTCGCGTCGACCCCGTCCTCGTAGAGGGCGTCGCATGTGCGGCGCAGTTGGCGTAGGCAGATCCGGGCAAGCGGGAGCCGCCCGTGAACGGGCACGCAGAACCACAACGACTTCATCAGGCGGCCGCGACTGCCATGTGGAAGGCGTTGCTCCACCAGTCCGGGTGGATCAACATGTGCAGCTGCTTTGGATCGTCAGGTGACTGCGGTGGCGTCGCCGCCTTGACGTAGTCATCGAACAGGTATGCCGTGATCCCAGGCGGCGGGTTCCACTTGCCACCGGAGTCGCTGAACCGGAAGTGGTACGGCAGCGCGCAGAACAGCGCCTCATACTCAAGGCCGAAGTCGGCGAGCGGCCGCGGTTGCAAGAGGAGGCTTGCAGCGCCGCGGTTGATCTCGCGGCTGCCGCCCTCGACGGTCGTGTCGCCGACCTGTGTGCGCTTGCACTCGAGGAACTGCTCGTCGTTCGCGAACCACCCCTCACCCTCTGCGGCTCCGTAGCTGCATAGCCGGTCGCCGTGGCCGGCGGCGCCCACGATGTCATGTCCTAGCCCGCGCAGCCGTGCGAGTGCTTCGTCGAGGATGTCGTCGGGGTGGCGGTTGGTGTGGAATGCATCGGCGAGCGCGTTGACGTGGATCCCAATCTCGTGGCCATACGACGCGATCGCCTCAAGGTGATCCTCGAATCCTGGTGCATCCCAGTAGCCGGAACCGTGAAGGATGAAGTAGCTGGAGCGGTAGCCGCGCTCCTGCTCCCACGCCGCCATATGGGTCGCTGTGACGAGTGAGCGGGCGTTGTCGCAGTCGTGGCGCATCCCAATCACGTTCGGTGCACGGTCACCGGCGACGACGTCTCGGAGCGGGACGACACGTTCGGCTTTCGACATGAACATCTGGTCGAGGTCTTCGAGGTCGGCCATGTTGAACGGCGCCCTATCTCGCATCGCGCACCTCGCGCTTGAACTGCTCCAGCGTCGGATCTGCATCTGGCTCATGATTCGACTCGAACCCTTCGCACGAACCTCCTTCGCTCGCGCGACGTACCCCTATGCCCCCTACGAAACCGGGGCGACGATACTTCTCTAGTTCAATTCCACCGACTGCGCGAGCGCGCGCAATCCCATCAGCACGCCAACCCAAGTCGCTCACACAACCACCTCGTCTCGCACCTCGCGCGCACGACGGATCGCTTCGGTTTTCAGGGCTACGGCGTCTTCCATGTGCGCCATCCGGTTGCCGTTGTTGCCCCAGTCGAGCTCCTCGAAGACGAGCGGCAACTGGATGGTTGGGCTGATGACGCCGATGATCGTGTCCGACCACATACGGAAGAAGTCGTCGTGCTCGTAATGCTCGAGGTAGCGCAGGTGAGCGGCTGTCCAGAGCGCCACGTTGCTGATCGAACCGGAGCCGGGGAAGACGAGATCGTCGTAGCCGTCCTCGATGCCCTGGCGGCGTGCTCCGTCTGACCAGTCCTGCCACATGCAGCCAACGAGATGCGCTGGCGAGTAGGCGGCCAGGATCTGCATCTGCTGTTCGGGCGAGTGGACGATGTCGTCGTCCTGGCTGTAGATCACCTCGGTCTTGGCTCTGAGCGCACCGAGCATCCGGCCGTACGTCATCTGGTCTAGCTCTTCTTGACTGTTGTCGAAGACGATCACGTTGTCGAAGACAAGTGAGTCGAGGACCGGCGCGAGGTCAACGTCGCCGCGGGTCACGATCACGGCCGTCACGTCAGCGGACGACAGCAAGGCTCTCCTCCCAGCGGTACATCTCACCCATGTGTGTCGCGCGCACGCCAGCGGTCAGTTCGGTAGCGCCGCGCGTCCGGCCGTGGCGCATGTACCTGAACTTGGGCCTATCGCTAGCAGTGAAGACAGCGCCCATCCGGGCGAGCCTGCGCCACAGCGCCCAGTCCTGCAGCGCTACGTCGGGGAATCCACCGGCGTCGGTCAGGATGTCGCTGCGGACGAACGATCCGGCCACAAACGGGTTGTGGTCGAGTTGGAGGATCTCGTCATTATCGAGGACCGGCGGGATGTAGACCTCTCCGTCGCTTCGTTCGTAGCCAGCCTGGACGACATCAGCGTCGGACTGTTCGATCCCTTCGAGCGCGTCGTGGAACGCCAGGTCGTCGATGTCGTGGATCCAAACCCATTCACTTCTGACCTCCTTGAGCGCTGTGGTGAGATGGAACGCTTGTGGGTGTCCGTTCTGGCGGCGGCGGAAGACCTCGAGGACGCTCGTGAGGTGCCTGTAGCGGTCAGTGCCGACGATCACTTCGCAGGGTGCCGGGTTGAGCATCCCGACAGCGTTGAGCCAGTCTGGGAGGTAGTCGTCGTGGGTCGTCCCGTAGAGGCAGCTGATGATCGTCACATCGACCACGCGACGTCTCCTTCGCTGAATCCGACTCGCTCCTTGTAGAAGCGCAGCCCCTCCTGCCCGCTGTCGTGGCGGTTGTAGTAGAGGATCCCGTCGTTGCCGGATTGGTCTTCGATCATTCCGGCGAACAGGAGGTACATGATCTCGTCGGCGAGGTAGTCGCCGTGACCCAAGATCATGCTCACCATTCCGAGCTCGTTGCTGCGATGGAGCGTCATGTAGGCGACGAGGTTTAGCCGTGGTGACAACACGCCGTAGGTGCGCGTGTTGTGGAGATCGCACGGGAACTGCGGCAACCGTCCACGCTCGATGCGGTGTCGATATCCGTCAGCCATTGGCCTTCCTTGGCGTTGCTCGAGCGATGTGTTGATCGCGTAGATGTCGTCGGGGCATTGGCTGTAATCGACTTCGTTGAAGACGTAGCCGCGGCGCTCACAACGGTCGGAGCGTTTGCGCGCGGTCCGATGCTGCGCGCGCCATTCCTCGAGCGAGCCGGGGCAGGCCATGATCGACACGCCGCGCTGGTAGCGGATCGGTGAGAGCGTCTCGAATAGCCTCTGCGCGTGGGCGACGCAGCTCTGCTCGACGCAGCCGCCGTCAAGATCGACCGGGAGAGCCATCGTCTCAATCACGGCGCATCACCAGCCAGCCGACGCTGCTGTTGCGAGGGAAGTACGAAGCCGTCCAGCCCGCAGCAACGCCGTCCAGGTCGACACCGCTCTTCACCGTGAGCGTCAACATCTGGCGCGCGATCATCAACCACAGATGGAGCATCTGCCAGGCGCGTTCCTGCATGTGACCCATGAACGGGTCAACCGACACGACATCCCACTCGCGGCCTTCCAATGCGGCGCGATCGGCGAAGTTGTAGGCGTCCTCGACGTGGAACGCGTGGCCCTCCGGCATGAGGGTCGCCATCTCGAACAGCTTGTCCTTGTCGTTATCGACGAAGTCGACGGTCAGGCCGGCGCGGATCAGGTGGATGCCGTCATTCCAGCCCCAGAACCCGGCAGCGAACAGCGACAGCGCCGTCCCTCCATTCTCCGGGAGCAGGAACGACGGGTACGGCTGCGCCTCACGATTCAACGCGTCGAACGTCTCAGGCTTGACGATCAACTCAGCGCCTTCAGAACGACGACCTGGAGCAGCGAGCCGAGGAACAAGAAGTTGCCGTTCACGTCAGTGAAGTCGGTGTAGCCGGACCACGGGTACCCGTCGTTCCACTTGATGTCCTGCGCCCAGCCGCCGAGCGAGTGGTCGGAGTCGAGCGCCTTGATGATCGACAGGTCGCCCTCGTCATCCGTCAACGCGAGGAGTAGATCTTCGCCCGTGTAGACGTCGGCTATGGAGACGCGTACGCGGATCGTGATCGGGATGCCGCCGTAGAGTTCGCCGTATCCGGCGAGGCCACCCTCAAGTCCGGTCGGGTTCGCGATCAGCATGTCGATCGCAGGCGTCTCCGCGATGGGAAAAGCGCGCGGCTCGATGTGCAACGTGATGTCTGTCGCAGGCTGGAGCTCGTTCTCGAGTTGGGCGGCCATGGCGTCCATGACCTGAGCGATTGTCGCCATTTCAGGCTACGCCCCAGCGCTCCTTGATAGGCGCGAGCCGCTGCGCGTACCGCTCCCACGAATAGCGACCGAACGACGACGGGACCGCCTCGTCAACGACGCCGAGGATCCCCGGTGCCGATTCGGTGTGGCGCCACAGATCAGCGGCACGGTCGAGGCACACGGTGCGGGCGAGGTCGAGTTTCCATGTTTCGAGCGCCGTCGTGCTGTTCCGATCAATCTCGGCGTCTATCTCACCGGACGCTGTCAGGATCACACGGTTCGCCGCGGCCGTCTGGTCGCTTGTGGGTGCCCGCACTTTGAGGATGCGGAAGAGTTCGGTCGCGTCGATGTAGGCGGTGACGGGTGGGGCAGCACCAGCGGTGTTCTGGACTGGCTGTGTCGGCTCGCTCAAGTGCAGTCCGGCGTCGACGAAGGAGATGCGGTACCACTGGTCAGCGGCGGTGCCGTTCGCGGTCGTGAATGACCGGGCCTGTGGGTCTGTCGGGTCTACGTCGAGCGGGGACAGTGCGAGCGTGTCGATGATCGCGAACGTCCCGGTGTCTGACGCGGCCTCTTCGATCTGGACGTGGGTCCAGGGGAGCGCGTCAAAGCGTTGCGGCGGCGTGTAGCTGACGAAGCTGACGATCTGGGTCATCCGACCAGGCTCCCTTCGCGTGCTTCGGCTAGGCGTCCGCTTAGTGTCTCGACCATGTCGCCTTCGCTGGTTTCGCTGATGAAGCCTGCGGGTCCAGCTGGGTAGGACTTGGCTGTCACTACGCCGCTGGTGGTGAGGGTGAAGGTGAGCGGGAGATGTGCTGCGTCGGAGAACTTGGCGTTGCCTGCCGTGACGATCGAGAGGACGTAGTGGGTGGCTGCGGCGCCGAATGTCGCGCGGGTCGCGGCAGTTGTGAGGGTGACGGTCTCGTGGAGTGTGGCGGCGCCGATGGCTGTGCGGACACCGGACGCGTGATTCGTGACGGTGAGATTGAACGCTGCCGCACCGAGTACGGGGACTTTGCCGACGAACCCGTCAGCGGTGAAGGTAAGGACGAGAGGTTCGCTGGCCGCCCCAATACCGGTGCGCGTGCCGGCCGACGTGAGGGCAAGCGTTTCAGGTCGAGTCGCGGACCCGAATGTCGTCCGAACACCTGCGGCTATGAACGTGATTGTCTCTGCGCGCGCAGCTGAGGCTGAGGTCGTCTTGAATCCGGCCGTGACGATGGAAAGCGTCTCCGGTCTGGTCGCGGCGCCGATCGCCGTTCGGACAGCCGCCGTGGTAATCGTCAGCGTCTCGCCTCTCGCGGATGCTCCGAGTGTCTTACGGATGCCTGCGGTGACGAACGTGATCGTCTCTGGGCGTGTGGCGGCGCCGAATGTCTTGCGAACCCCGGCCGTCGTTATCGTCAACGTCTCCGGGCGTGAGGCCGCGCCTATCGCGTTACGAGTACCGGCTGTCGTGATGGTCAGCGTCTCTGGACGCGTGGCGGCCCCGATCGCCTTCCTCGTCCCGGCAGTCGTTACTGCGTACGAGAGGTTGAATGTGGCGGCCCCGGTGACTGACGCGCCTGTCGTTCCCGCGTAGCGCTGACCAAAGTACGACCAGCCGAAAGCGTTGGCTCCGAACATCTAGGAGGTGAGCTCCGCGCTGGACATGATGTTGGTGCCGACGAACGAGGCGCCGCCGTTGAAGCTGACGCCGATGATGTTCGACGTGGTCGAGTTGAACCCCGAGGAGGCAAGCGGCACGGCCACGTAACCAGCGGTTCCTGTAGTAGAGAAACCCGTCGACGCCAACTGGTGCTTTAGCTCGGCTACGCCGGCGATGACTGCGGACGTTCCCGACCCGACGCTGCGGAACTCGACGGTGATCGTGAATACTGCCGTGTCGATGACACCCGTCTGGGCGGCTCCGATGTTGAAGGTCAGGATTGCTGCATCGCCCGTTGTGCCGAGCGTCCCCATCCTTACGATGCATACCGGGATCGCGATTCCAGCGCCGGTCTTGACCATGTCGAACGTTGCGACATAGACCATCCCGGCTTTCCATGACCCCACGGTGCCGACGTTGACGCTGGTGCCGGTCATGTAGGTGTCAGCGGCGAATCCTCCACCTACTGCACCCGTTGCTCCCCCTGACCATCCCCCGCCCAAGCGGGTGACGATTCCTGCCTCGTCGATGAACGCAGGGGCCGCTGGCGACAGGGTGCTCGAGTAGAACACCTCGCCTTTGTTCGCGGCGGGGGTGGCTGGGGTGACGATCTTGTTGAAACGGAGACGACTCATTTGTTGCTCCTTAGACTTTCGTGAATCGGACGAAGGCTGGCGGAGGGTTCGCAGATCCGCCGGTTCCGGCATCAATGAACGGCGATCCGCCGGCGTTGTTCACCACGGCGTGAACTGAATAACTGTGGTAGCCGACAGTGGGCGTGAATCTGTACCAACCGTTTCCCGTAACGACCGCCTGTGTGGAAGAGTCGCTCTGGTAGTAGAACAGACGTGCCAGGGCGGTTAGCGCAGCCCCTTCATACAGGTAGACGGAGATGGAGCCTGCGCTCACGTTCGGCGGCTCGACATCGGGACTGTAGAACTCAACCATGACAGGTGCGCCGTCGAACCAGATCGTAGGGATCGTTGTGAAGACAAGAGTGGGTGCGGATACCGTCGTGGATGAGATGGTTACGAACGATGTGATCTGCGTGTAGTTGTATTCGTAACCTGGCAGCAACACGGAGCTGGTGTAGGTGTCTGTTCCGAGTTGTATTTCTCCTCCGCTGGCGATTTCGCTAGCGAACGGCGCAGACACTTCGTAGAAGTCGGAGAACACGACCTCGCTATTCGATGGCACCAGTTCGTCAGCGACGGTGACGAAGATGTTTCTGTTCTGGTCCGGCGGTGCCAGCGGCGTCGCAAAATCGCCGATGACGAGAATGGCGCCAGACGCGAGCTCGTACTCAAACGACGCGGCAAGCTCGAGGTAGTCGTCATAGATGACCTGCGTATTCGCCGGGATTGTCTCGTCCGCGACCGTCAGGTAGATGTTGGGATTGACGTCGACTTCGACGTCGGTGAGCGTCTTCGCCGTAATTGTGGCGGCAATCTGGTCGCCGATGACGACGGTGCGCGCCGAGGACGACTCCTGTGCGCGTGTGATCGTGAACGTGTCCGTCGAGATGTTCGTGACACGGACGATCTCGGCATTCGCCGTCGTTGGCTGAGCGCTGGCGGGCCAGATGGTCGCGTTGAACGGGACCGCCGGAAACTTGGCCCCGTCAGCGGCAGTGACAACGAGGCTTGCCCCGGAGAACGCCGGCGATGGCGCCGTAGCGACCAGGGATGCGGCGAAGTTCTTATGAGCGTCGGGCAAGTCCTCGTCCTCTAGGAGGGTCTAGCGAAACGCTCTAGCCGTCCCGCCATGCGGGTTCTCGCCTTCGCGCTGTAGTGGGTTACCCCAGGATGGGCCACGATCTACCCCATGTCCTCTGCGGCGCTCGTAGCAAGCT